CTCGATGGTTTTATTGCACTTATCGCAATTATCGGTGGTGTGGCTGGCCCTGCACTTAGTACCGTCTTGCGTATGTGGGAATCAGAACAACAAGTCGAAATCGACAACATTCCTATCGAACTTAAGCATGACCGTGAAATTACAGTCGAAGAACATGGTCATACGATGCATTTGCAAAAGCAAGCACAAAAGCATTCTCAAGCAGTCGAAAAGCATGAGGCAGGTATGACGACACTAGCACCAATCAAAGAGAAGGTGTGATTTTTATTGTCCGATGCACCCGATATTCAAGCATCGCTTGAAAATGCAGAAGAAATTGCCGAATTAACTGGCCGAAGTAAGGCTGATGTTATCGCAGACCTTCTTGACGATGGTAAATTAAACAATTCTAATGTTATCAAAGAAAACACATCAGCCATTGATAGAGCGACAGAAATGGCTAATAAGACACATAAATTATTAACTGCTCTTATCCCAATACTATTATTGATTTCAACAAGTGGTTTAGAATTAACAGGTATTATTGATTTAACACCCGCAGGTAATGGAGACGACGATGAATGGTTTTGGGAGGATGAAGAGTATGAAGCATATTGGGGTTGCACAGATTGGGATGCAATAAATTATGATGAATATGCTACTGACGATGACGGGTCATGTGAGTATGAAGAAGAAGTAATTGAAGGATGCACAGACCCCGAAGCCAATAACTATTATGAAGAAGCAACAACCGATGATGGTTCTTGCGAATATGACCCCGAAGAATGCGAGCCATTTTACTATGATTACTATTTGAATTATGTTGATAGCAATAACTCAAGTCTTATTTACCAATATGATGTTGATTTGCCTTGCGATGAGACACAAGAGGTTGAAGTCCAATTTCTTGCATACGCAAATAACTCAACAGACTCAATTCCCGAAAACTACTCAATAGATAAGTGGAGTGTCTATAACGGTGATGCCGAATACCGAAATATGACACTTGCTTTACCAAAAGGACTTTATGATATATACGCATACATCATAAACGAAGAAGGCGTTATGCAAGATGAAAAGATTTGGCGCAATATAGAAATAGAGGAATAATAATGTTTGTTGAAGCGAAAATGGAGGATTATTTGTTTAGCACACCCGAAGGTGCTATTGAAAAGTCAAAAGAGATTGGTTTTGATGGAGAAATCCATGAATCCACATTAGCAGATGGCACTAAACTATATTCCCCTGCTAAGACAGAAGAAGAGTTTATCACATGGTATCGCAAGAATGACCCCGATGCCGAAGAAGAATTTGAAGCCGCAGAATATCAAGGGCGCAAAGTTAAACTTAACAAACCATTCCGAACACCGAATGAAAAAAAGAAATTTGCAGTATATGTTAAAAATCCCGCAGGTAAAGTAATTATTGTTCGATTTGGCGACCCTAATATGGAAATTAAGCGTGATGACCCAAAACGACGCAAAGCATTCCGTGATAGGCATAACTGCACAGAAAAGAAAGACAAAACAACGGCAGGGTATTGGTCTTGTAAAATGTGGGAGAGAGGAAAATCTGTTACAGATTATACGAGTAGCGAGTTTAATAAGACAGACGACTCTTTAGAGACAGTTATGGGCGGTTGTGGAGAACTTGAGGCAGACTGCGGTTGCGGTTGCACAAAAACACATGAGGCAGCAGAACCTACTCCCTCTTCTGACGAAACACATAATGAATATATGAGTCGTTGTCAAGAAGCAGGTTATTCCGAAGAGGAATGTATGAAGGCACATGAAGGACATGATTTCAAAGAAGAAGCATCATATCATACCGATAGTGGTTCTTGTAAAGCAGGTTATGAAAAGAAAGATGGTATGTGTGTAAAAGTAGCATTTGAATTAGACATAGACATTGATGTTAGCGAAATTATGATTGAGGCTGAAACAGGTCGTCAAGTCGTGCGAATTTCTGGCATCGCTTTTCATGAAGGAATGAACAAGAATGGTTGGCAAATTACGAGGGCGGGTGCTGACCTCGCAGTACCTCAAATGATAGGTGCTGATTTAACCTTGAATCATCCTCCTTCTGAATCTGGTCATTTCAAGCGCAACATGAATGGCGATGTCGAAGATGCAGTTGTTGGTATTGTAACAGAAGCATCTATCATTGATAAAATGGGCGGCCAATGGGAGGTTCGATTCAAGGCTGACGTATATCGCACAGAATTGTTTGAGGCTCTTGAATCTGGACTTTGGCTACGTCAAGGATATGGTGTATCTATTGGCGGAACAGGTGTTCCAGATGAAATTGCCGAAGCCGAAGATGGTCAAATGATTATGACCTTTGAAAGCGATTTTTCCTTCGACCACCTCGCTATCGTCCATCGACCTGCTTACAATCGAGCAAATATCGAAACGGCTGAAAGAATAACTTTGAAGGTCGCAAATTACGAAGCCTTTAATAGTCATACACATAATGGCAAGAACAACGAAAAGGTGAATCTCATGTCAGAAGAAGAAATGACAGTCATTGAAGCATCCGAAGAAACGGTTGTCGAGACTCCAAATTACGAAGCAGAAATCGAAGCACTTAAGGCTTCGCTCGCATCGCGAGAAGAAGAACTTAATGCAATCAAGGCAGCAGAAGAAGCAAAAGCCGAAGAAGGCCGTCTTGCTCTTGTCGAGAAAGCAACTGAAATGGGAATTGCAGGTGTATCAGAACTTCCTGCTGAAACCATTAACAGTATCATCGCTTCCTTTGAAGCCGCACGACCAGAAGTTGATATGAAGCCTGTCGTTGCAAGCGAATCTGTTGAAGTCGAAGAATCCCCTGTTAGCGATGAACCAGTTGTCGCTAATTTCCTAAACCGACGCAAGGTCGAAACTCCTGAAAGCATTTATGAAAAGGCATACAATGTTTGGGCTACTGCCTATCGCAAGGCATATAGCGGAGAAAACTTTACTATTCCTCTTTACGCAGAAGCAAAGGAGAAAATGATGCTTTAAGCATTTGAAAAATAAAAAAACAGGAATTGATAAAATGAGTACAACAACCCCAGTAAATTGTAAAGATATACAGAATACTTTCGCAAGCGCAGGTTTGCTTGTGAAGTATGACGCAAGCGGAATCATGGTTACTGCAAGCGTTACAGATAAACCAATTGGCGTAACTGCTGATGAATCAAGCCGTGATGCAAACGGATTAGAAGCAGCAGGTACAGGACACGTCGCTATTCTTCCTTTGACAGGCATTCAATACATTAAGTGTGTTGGAGGCGGTGCTTTGAAGACAGGCGAGCGTCTATACACTTCTCAAACCGCACAATCAGATGGACATTGCCATACTGATGCTTCAAACTCTTCTACCTTTATCGGATTTTACTTCGGTGAAGATGGAATTACCCCTGCGGCTGGCGACTTGATTGCCGTTGCGTGTGCAGGAGGTGTTGAGTGATGGCTAACAATACATTAGAACAAATCTTAACAGTCGAAGCAGCAACAGGTCCATTCGGACAATCCGATGCAGTCCTTGAACAAACACTCCGAGACTTTATCCAACTACAATCCACTTTGATTGCCGTTGGAACACAAGTCGTTGGTGTCCGTCGAGTCGGATGGCTTGAGTTCACTTTCTATACAGGTGCTGAAGGAACATTTACCTATCCTCTCGCTGACAACGCAGTTGCTGACCCAACCAAGATTGGAACAAGCAACTACTCCGTCCACTTGAAGAAGGGACAAGGCCGATGTGTTTTCCTCGATGCTACTCTCCTTCGTGGCGAGTCCTTTGAAAACATGGACCGACAGCAACTCGCTATCGTCCGAAACATGGCTGATGTTATTGACGACCTAATTCTTGAGACACTTGTTGCAGGTGCAGGTCAAACTGTTACCGTCGCAGGTGGTTCAGAATGGGACGCTGCAAGCGGAGATGCTGAAAAGAACATTCTCGATGCTATGGACAAGGTCTTTGAAAATGGCCGTGTTTCTGGAAACGAGCCTATGGCACTTATCGTTCCTACAAAGCACCGAAGCGTTCTCCTACAAACCACTCTTTACGGAAACGTCGTTGAGTCCCTTGAGGAGCATTTGAAGCGAATGAGCAACTTGACCATTTACTACACTCGCAACTCTCGTCTAAACGACCTCGCTCTCCTCCTTATTCCAGGAAGCGAGACTGCTGAATTTTTCCAATACAATGGTGATGGATTCCAAGAGACTGAATTGACCCGTATTCCTGGTGTCGGTTTTGATTGGATGCTCACAGGTTACATGGGTTGTATCGTTCACGAAATGCAAGACGGTGCAGCAAGCGGTAAGAACAACCGTATTTGTAAGATTGACAACATTACTGCTTGAGGTGAATAAAGTTGTCTGAAAGAGGAGAGTTCCTCGTTCAGTATGCGGGGCGCATCTTAGGTCGTGATTTGACAGAAGATGAGGCAAAGTTGGTTTCGCAAGAGACTAATCGCAGGGTTGTTCGAGACCTATGCGCTACTTTCTCTAAGCCAAAGCCTAAACCAAAGGCTAAGGCTAAGAAAGATGATAAGCCCATCAAAGAAGTAATCGAAGAGGTTGTTAAGGATGAAGAGTAAGGCGGCAGTAGCAAAGGCATTGAAAGATGAGGGAATACCACTCCCCGAAGAAGATACTTACGATGCAATGATGCACCGCCTTAACTCATGGCAAAAAGGCATGGGTTATCTTTTCCGACGAATCAAGACTCGTTTTTACGCTCGACAAAAATTACCTGCTGAAATTCCTTTTGGCACAGTAGTATTTGTTCCCAATAGCGAATTCGCACGAAGTCTTATCAAGACAGGCGCAATGTGGCCTTTGGGTCGAGCATATTACAATCCAGATATTCATACTCTTATTGACGTGCCAAAGACTGAAAGTTATTCTGAACCTAAACCAGAACCTAAGAAGAAAAAAGCACCTGCAAAAAAGAAAGCAACCCCTAAGAAGAAAAAGGATGTGAAGAAGGGTGGCAGTAACGACAAGTCAAATTCGTGATTTGCTCAACAGACCGAGAGGACTGAATGAGGAAACAATTAGTGAATACATTACTATTCGCACACAAGAAGTTACCAAAAAGGCTCGTTCAGCAAGTCTTTATGGTCTCACGACAGGTGTCGAAACAACCGAAAAAGAATCAGCAATCAAAATGTTGGTTGCTTGCGATTGTTTGCGAGTTATGCTCGATACAATCCCTTCATATGTTCCAGAAAATATGCAACGACAACAAGACATAAGAGTAAGAGCGCAATTAGTGAGATTTGAGCAAAGAGCAGATGAGTTGTTAGCCGCTATATCAGAAGCGGGCGGTACTGCCTTTGCTATCAATAAAAGTGATAGTAGGCAGGTATAATTTTGACAACACATACATGGTCAGCATCTTCTCCTGGAACTGCTTCAACGGCAGGTAATTGGACTCCAACAGGTCCACCTGGAGTAGGAGACATTGCTCTTTTTGATGGCTCAGTTCCACATCAATGCACATGGGATGTCGCTTCTGTCGGAGAAATACATCATCAAGGACAGACAGTTATTGTATTTGCAGGAACAAACGTAGCCCTTCAAGGTTTGCGAATGGACACAAATGCACAAATTAGTGTAACAAGTGCTACACAACTTAATTTTTCTGGAACTGCTCCATACAAATCAAATTCTTGTTATGTTCTTATTGGGGCTACATCAAGTCCTTTTGTCAATACAACAAGTCGTGGCAACCTAACATTAAGTATTGCGGCCACAGGAACAATCTTTTTTGATTGTGGAGAATATCCAAAAGTTAGTCTCGCAAGTGGTACTTTTAGTCCAGAACACGTTGCTCCAAGCGTAACAAACGCAACAGATGTAAAAATGTTGCAATTAGCAATAGCAAGTGGAGTAAATTTTCGACCTGCTTCTAATCCTTCAACGGAAAGTCGCAATAAAAATTGGATTATAGAAGGAGATTCCCAAACACAATTTACTTGTAGTGCTACTGCATTTGATGGTGGGTATGGAAATTGGACATTTCAAGCAATAGGTTCTGGATTTTTGCTTCCTGTTTCTGGAAACGCTGCTGCTTTTTCTGGTGAATTTAAATTTCAAAAAATGACAATAGGTAATCTCAATGGCGTAGGAACATGGGCTTCTATTGGTCCTGCTACTCGTCTTGTTCTTAACGACCTAACAGTTGAAGCAGGAGTATCTCTTAAGGCTGATGACGACGTAGGTTCAGCAATTTTGCTTGTTAATCGACCTACAATCAATGGAACATGGGGCTTTCATCCTATTGCTGACGGCTACTATGTCTATCCCAAATATGGCGATGTTACAGGCTTTAGAAGTGGAGGAACAGGTCTTACAACTCTCGGAACAGCAAATCAAGTGCTTGCTGTAAATTCAGGTGCTAATGCTATTGAATGGCAAACAGTATCTGGTGGAGGAGGAACAGTTGATGTTGTATCAAATGTAGCCACAAGCAAAATACTTGGGAGAGTAACAGGTGGGAGTGGTGATTCAGAAGAATTAACGGCAGCACAAGTAAGGACTTTAATAAATGTTGAAGATGGGGCTGATGTTACAGATGCAACCAATGTAACTGCGGCAGGAGCATTGATGGATTCAGAATTAACTGACCTTGCAGGTGTAAAGGGAGTTACCATTTCAACATTGCAAGTTAAACCATCAGAAGGAGCATTTGCTAATGGCGATAAAACAAAATTGGACGGCATATCCGCAAGTGCTGACGTAGCACTCCCCGTAGCCAACAATAATACTGTTCTCATAAACACCAATGTAGCCAACATAGCGGCAATCACCGTTAAAGCATCAAAGTGCCGAGTCTATCTCGGCAGCGACCAAAGTTATTCGTCGGGTTCAGCAAAGATAGCATATGATACGGCATTATACAACGTAGGGAGTGATTTCAGCCTATCAAACAATGAATATACTGCACCGAGAGATGGTTACTATCATGTATCATGCAGTTATTACTTTTCTGTTGCACCAACATGGTCTATGTCCCTTATTTACATTGATACAGGTTCGGGTTATTCTTCATATGTTTTGCGACGACCAAGTAGTAACGGGCAAGATGCTATGATTTCATCAGTAATTAAATTGGATGCAGGGGATAAAATCGCTCACTTTGCCAACGCATCTGGTTCGGGAACAATAGCATCAGCGTTAAATTCGCTGACTTATCTTACAATTACGGAGTTGATATGATGACACCACAAGAAATGACGACAGGAATGCACAATGCTGGATTTACAGATTTTGATTACAACATACATTCTACGTTGTTTGTGAATGGTGTTATCAACATGAACGAGTGGCCGAGCAATTGGGGAACTCCTCCGAGTCAAGCGACTATTGATGGGTGGTAATATGGACAAATGGTTAGACGAATACGTTAAACAAATAATGAAACAACAAGTTAAAACAAACAATATATTTAAAAAGGTGAAGTTAGATGGCAAAAATAGGTAAGATAGTATATGTTCCGCCAGAAAAGTGTTTTTCGAGGGTAAAGATTGAAGAAACACCACATGGTTATAAGTTGTATAGGGTGGGTGAAGATAGGCCGTTTATGTCGTTGCCCTTTTCCTGCGTAAAAGTAATTGAATGGAGAGATAAAAATGAATGAAATAGTATATTATGCCGCTATTGGTGGCATTGTAGTAGCAAGCGGTTATCAGTTGTATCGCAAATACTTTGCTGATGGCAAGATAACCTTAGACGAAATAAAAGATATTATTGATGATGTGGGAGAAATTGTTGATTCCATTCCATCAAAATCTAAATTGTCAAAGATGAAAAAAACAGACCTAATTGCTCTTTGCGAAGAACATGGTCTTGACACAGATGGCGTAAAAGCAGTTCTTGTCGAAAGGTTGTTGGAGGTTAAGTAATGACATACTACTGTTCTGTGGCCGATGTAGGAATGCGACTTGGTCTTGATAGCGCACAGCGCACAAGAGCAACAAGTCGAATTACTTCATGTATTCGCAGGGCATCAATTAAAATCGACCAATGCTTTCTTGATTATGGTCGAACTGAGCCGAGTAAATCTATTGCTGATACCACACTAAATGGTTCTATCACAGCAGGTGCTACGACAATTACATTGGCAAGTGGCACAGGGTTTTCAACAGCAGGTTCTGGAAACGTGGATGGTGATTCGTTTGATTGGACAGGAAAATCAACCAACGATTTGACAGGCGTTACAGGTATTTCTTTTGACCATGCTACAGGAGTAGCAGTTCAAGAAGGAGAAATGGCTCACGTTTTGCGAGAGATATGTGCGGATATAGCAAGTGGCATATATATGGAGGATGAGGCAACTCATCAGAACTCGTCAGATTTACGAGGAACAAATCTTCGAGAGCGTGGTTACAAAGAATTACAAAGACTTGCTCATTTAGGTCAGGCTTGATAGTATGCGTCGAACAATTCGTCATGGCAGTAAGGGTGGGCCAAAAGGCTACACCCAAAGAGGCAAGGCGACAATGTCCACAAATGGCGCATATCAAATGCAATTTCGTCTCGATTGGGATGATGAAGGTCTTGTTCAATCCCTTAACAAATTAGGATTTGAGGGAGAAAAACACGTTAAGACTGCACTTAAAGCAGCGTTAGAAGTTGCTATTGATATTACGAAAGGCAAGTTGAGAAAAATGTCAGGACCACTTAAAGGAACAGTTGTCCCACCAACTTGGGGTGAAGGTCCGAGTAAAAACATCTATGTTACAATCGCAGATGCTTTGCGACAAGATGAAGTTCCAGGAACTTCATTTATTCGTGTGCATTCTGGTCGAACTATCGAAGAAGCACATGAAGGTCGTGTAGGCAGTCGTGGAATGAATCTTTCTTTGCTTGTAGCAAAAGGACATAAACCATACAAATATCCACATTATTTGCCAGATATGGTAAGAAGTAGTGCATCTTGGTTTAAGAAAACGGGATTTCCAGGTGATTTTACAAACGCTATGATGAAAAAAGGAACACATCCTGGATTTAAGAAAACATTTGATTATATGAAAGTAATTGATAGAGAATCGCAAAAAGAATTTCAAAAGAACATCAAAGAAGTTGTTCGTTCAGCAGGAGTAATATCTGGATTTGGGGCATGATACTATGGCAATAGCAAGACAAAGTCATTATTGGAATGCAAGACTTGGGGGTAATGACCCTCTTAATCCCGTAGGAGATAACAATACTGCATGGACACTTAATAGTGGTTCTGGTGGTGCTGTAAGCGGTGATGCTTGGAGAATTGCAAATGGAGTCTGGAGACAGACAGTTGCAAACGACGATAATGACTTATCAATTATAGCAGGTATTCGCTATGAATCCACTCCTTCTAATGGCACAGTATTACTTGCACTTGATAATGGAACACACCGAGTCGAAGTGCAGTCAGATGGCACAAATACAGGTGTCAAGTTAGTAGGAGCATCCACAGCCACTAAAACAGATTTGGATATTACGATGATAGAACAAGATGCTGTTCCACTTCTTTTGCGATTGACATTAGATTCGACAGGAAAAGCCTACTTGTATTTTTACGAAATAGTTGAAGATGACAATGCTACAAGCCACTATATTGAAACGACAGGTTCTTCTTCATCATCGCAAGGTGCTTTCTTTGGCAATGCAAGTGGAACAGTCGATTGGTTTGTTGTATATTACACATCCTTTGGTGCATATTCCCCCGATGAAATGGATATGAGCGATTGGACTACAAGCACACTACATCAAACAGGATTTAACATCGTGAACATTCTCAAAGACTCACGTCGATACTACATCCGAACCCACGTCGGAGAAGGAGCAATTGTATATGGTTATGACCTATCTTCAAACGCTATGGTTAATCGTATTCACCCGCCATCCATTCATGTACTTACGCAAAAGGTGGACTCACCAGAATTTTTGACATTAGCAGGAACAAGAACAGACCAAAGATACAATGTCATTGTGTATGTAACAACAAGAGGCACAGATTATCGCAATGCATATCGTCTTGGTGCATCAATCTTAGGAGAAGTCTTTGATGAACTTTACACAAAGACAGGATTAGAGCATGGTGTCGATTCACTTATTTCGTATGATTCGACTTTGGATAGCAAGGTGGATGAAGACGAAGTAGTATGCGTTCACGTCCTAAACCTAACTTATATGAAAAAGATTCGGATGTTCTTGCGAGAAGTGTGAGAAAGTGTTATAAGATAAACCGAGAATGGTTTATTTATGCCTACAAACCATACACGTTATGTTTCTGTTGCAAGAGAAGCAACTTATAATACGCCTGTTACCACCGAAGATGCAGTTGGTGAAGTTGAATCTGAATCATTCCAACAATCTTTCGATGTTCTAAAGCGAAATGATATGAACTATTACGGTGCTGCAAAAGCAATTGTCAGCAAGCAAATCGCAGAAGGTTCAATCAGCATGGCTTTGCAACCAGATAAATTTACTCTTATGATGCTTCATGGTATTATGGGAACAGATTCAGAAACATCTGACGGAACAGCAGCACGAACATTTGAAGAAATTGCCGTAACATCAAATGTTACTCTCCCTTCTTATACATTCCTTATTGGACGAGATGATAAGGAACACATATTTCCAGGACAAGTCATTGAATCTATCAGCGTTTCTGCAAGCGTCGGAGAATACTCAATGATTACAGTTAATACTGTCGGTGCAAAACAAAGCAGTTCAACTGCTACTCTCGGAACAGCAGTTCCATCTTATACAGGAGATGCAGCGCACTTTGCAAAGTCTTTTGTTAATTTCGATGAATTGGCTACTTCAAGTGCGGGTGGATTTTCAAACCTCGTTCAAAGTATTGACTTTGAAATTAAGACAGGACGAGATTTGGATAACTCATACAGTCTTGCAAGCGAGACTTGTGTTCGTGCGCCTCCTGTAACAATGCGAGAAATCACAGGCAGTCTTACTTTCCACAAGGCTTTGCTTGCATCAGAAGCAACAGAAGGTGAGCCTTACTTTGATGAATTGATGAGTGCTACTTCAACAAATGGACAGGCTCTTTCAAATCCAGGTTCGGCCGCACCTGCTCTTTCAGTTATGTTTGAAGTGGATGCAACCAACTATATTCGATTTGACTTCTTTAAACTTCACTTTGAAATGGCTGAAACATCTGTGAGTGGACGTGATTCGCAAACAATGACAGTTAATTTTCATGGTCTTTATGATATAGGCGATGCAGTTGCTATGTGTAGGATTGCTTGTCGCTCAAGTGATGGTGCTACTGATTACGATGCGCTTTGAGGTGGGATTTAGATGCCCGTCAATAATCCCGCAAATCTTGCGACAAAAGTATGCTATGGCACACAACTAACTATTCATACACAGTTGCAAACAACCCTACGAACATTGGGTGCTGCTGATGAAATTTTTGATATTTCTATTGTCCGATTAGCAAGTGGCAATAGATTTATGGCTGTTATATCTTACGAAGATGCACCTTGAGGTGAGTAATTGCTAAGTGTAATAGCAAATTTAGATTCCTCGATGAATTTCGAGATTGAGAAAGAGAAAAGTGATAACAATGCCTGTTTTGAAGAAAGAGATAGAACTGAATGATGGAAAGAAAATTTGGGTGCGCCAAGCATCTGGAATGGATAAATTGAAGATTGAGGCTATTCAAGCCAAAGTCTTGCGAAGATTCCGACACTTTGGCACAAATCCCGAAGAATGGTCCGACGAACAACAACAAGAATTTGCCGATGCCCTCGAAGAAGAAGGCGGAGGACTTACTGCACAAATCAAAGAATGGATTCCCCCTTGCATTATTAGCGAAAATGTCGATGCTGATATGCTAACCGCAACTGAATTGCGAATGCTTCTCGGCTTTGTTCGAGGCGACGAAATGGAGGGTGCAGTCCCTTTGGAATCCTGACTCAAGTTGCGCCTATGTTATGTTCGACGTTCAAAGGAGTATTACCGAGTGATTTATTCGACAAATATGACTGTATTGGCGGATTTATCAAATTGGAATATGATATGCTAATTGCATCCGAAATGTCAGAACGAATCTTAGAGCAAACAGAACGAAGCAACAACGAGTCATCATCAAGACGAGCAAAACGAGCAGTAGCATCAAGAAATCAAAAGAGGGAAAAGATGACAAGTGAGGCTATGGATAATTGGCTAAAAGGTGATTAAGAGTGGCAAAGGTTGGTGCAGCACGAATTTTCTTCGACGTAGTCGGACAATTCCAAGCACAACGACTTTTGGGAGACACAGAAGCCGCAGCGACTGTTCAAAAAGCCATTATGATGGATGCATATAGCGGTATCGCTGATGCATTTCAACAAACAGCCGACATGATTCTTGCGGGCGTTCAGCAAATGACTGAAGCCTTTTTTGAATACGAAGAACAGTTAGTCCGTGTGCGAAAATTTTACAATGCAAGCAATTCAGAAGTTCAAGAATTTGCTGAATCAGCAAGAGAAATGGGTCTTGCGTTTGCATTTACAGGTGCTGAATCATTAGCCGCAGCAGCCAGAACATCTCAGTTGAAAAGTGTTTTGAAATCGCAAAATGCTGTTATTGAGGCCACTCGTCAAGGTCTTATGATGGCAGCCGTTGGTGAAATGGAAACCGAAATGGGTATGAACCGATTTATTGCTCTTGCACAGCAAACAGGTTTCATGTATGGGGGTTTGACAAAGGCTAAGTTCGAGGCTATGGATGCTGAACAACAGGCTAACATTGTGCGCCAAACATCTATCCGAACTCTCGACCAATTAAACACAGTTGAGAACTCTTCTGTCGCTACGATGGAGGACATTACCTTCGTTCTCAATCAATTCGCAAGTCAAGCCAACATTGCAGGTGAATCTATTGGTGAAATGGCATCTATGTCAGCACTATTGCTTGAATCTGGTGAAGAAGTTAGTCGTGCTGGAACAGGTTTGCGTATGATTTATCAACGTCTTGGTAATGCAAACAACGAGGCTACAAAGGCTATTGCTGAATTGATTCCAGGTCTTGATGCTCAAGGAGTTGCACAACTTAAATTATCTGATGTTATCAAAATGATTGCACCTGCATACAATGATATGGAGGCCGCAGAAAGACGTGCGCTTGCTGTCAGTATCGCAGGTTCTCGACACTACATTAAATTCCTAAAGATTATGGAAAATCAGACTCGTTTGACAGAATTGCAAACGGCTGCGTTTGAAGGACAATACGGTGCTATTGAAGAATTTGAAAATAAGCAAAAAAGTGCTACATTCGTAGCACAGCAAATGCAAGCCGAACTTGAAAATATGCGAGTCGAACTTGGTGAAAAATTAGCACCTGCATTTATGACTGCATATAGAGCCGAAGAAATGTTCCTAAATGCAACAACTCAAATTATTGATTTGCCAGGATTCCAAAATATCATCGGTGGTGCGATTGGTCTTAGCAATGCCTTTGACAAAATCGTAAGACCAGTTACAGATATGGGTCTTAATATGTTTAACGTAGTCGTTGCAATGAAGACGCTAAAGGCTGTTCAACCAGAAAACATGAAGAACATTATGCAAGCGGCATCAAAGTATCGTCAGCAAAGCATGGCTATGCAAGAAAATGCGCTTGTTCAACAGTCTCTTGTAGGTGTTACACATTTAAACATAAAGGCGCAAAACACAGTTCAAGCACTACAAAAAAGAGGTGCTTCGGAATCAGTTAGGCAAGCGAGAGTCAATGTGTCTCTTGCTAAAACAGAACTTGAGACTCGAAAAGAATTGTTAAGACAACGTATGAGAGAACACGCAAAAGTAGCACACGAAGGAACAGGAAAAGAAGCACAAATAGCACAGCGAAATCTTACAAAGGCAAGGGCTGAATATACGTCAGTCGAAACAAAATTAACAAATGTTATTGCTAAAAAACAAATGGTTCTTGACAAAGCAATCGCAAATGATATGCTTGAAAAAAGCATTAGTCAAGGAGTTATTGACGCAAAAAAAGGTCGAGTCGTTATGGAACAACGAGGCTTGGATGTAATGACAAAGTCTGTTATTGAACAACGTGAATTAAATCAAGGAATTCAACTGCACTCAAAATTGCTTGGTGAAGAAGTAGTGTTATACAAACAACTTTCTCCTGCTACACTTGCCTCACTTCAAATAAAACAATCAGAACTTTTACTAAAACAAAATGAAGCAAAGGCTCGTTTGGCTACTCTTCAACACATGAAAGCCGAACTTATTGCAAACAAACAAGATACTGCTGCAATTGACCAAAAAATAACAAATACAAGAGAATTGATTATGACTATGGGTCAAGAGCGAGCCGAAGTTACAGGACTTATTCATGCTCACAACACTCACACACAAGCATTAAAAAATAATCAAAACCAACAAATATCCCTTAGTGCAACAATTAAAGCAACTACAAAGGATTTCTTTAAGCAAGGAGGGGCCGCAAAAGCCGCATCGTCGGCTATGATGCCAATGACAATGCTTCTTCCTATGATTACAGAAGAATCGAAGGTTATGTCAGCCATGATGTTTGGTATGAGTATGATGATGGTCGGTTCACTTATTCCTGCTGTTAAGAGTACAACTAAAGCAATTACCGCAACAGGAATGGCAGCAGGTTTTACAGCAACAATGCTTAGTATTGCTACTTTAGGTGTTGCGGGACTTGCGATTTATCAAGGATTTAGATTGTTTGATTCAATTCTCGGAGACAAATTTGAAAGCGACATTGGTCGAGTAGCCGAAATGAATGCAGAACTCGATAAAACAGCCATGCTACTTACAGATTTGCAAGGAGGGGCAGGAAAAGGAGAAGTCTTTGCACCTCTCTTTGGAGATATGACCTTTGACGATTTGAAAAAGAATTCAACTTTAGCAGGAGAAACCGTTGATACCCTTAACTCAAGAATTACAAGCCTTACAGACAGTAGGGAAAAATTGATTCACATAGGAGATGTCGAAGGTGCTGCGGCAATGGGGAGTGAAATCGCAAATCTTAAAACAATTCTTGACAAAACAAATGCTATCCATGAAGCACAAAGAATTATTGAAAGCGAAGGACAACGATTTCAACCTTTAGGGTCATATCAATTGTTAGAAGAAAAGTCATCGGCATGGTATGATTTGATTGGGCAACTTGGAGATAATATAAATAGCGATGCATACGATTACACTTTGAAATATGTAAATATACATGGAGAAGCAGTTGAAGAACAATTTGGTTTGTATGAAGATGCACAAGAAAGGATTGTAAAATTGACAGAAGGACAGTATGTCCAACTTGATGATTTGACTATGGATTATTACAGAAACCTTCTTGACGTGCAAGATGATGCAAATTCTGATTTGTTAAATGCTGATAGGCAACTTTACAATGACTTAATGTCTGAACAAAATCAATTCGCAAATGCAAGAGAAGAGTTGTTCTTCGGACAACGAAGCAACTTTACAGGTGCGATTTACAAGCAGGTAACGCAAGGAGGTGTTGAAAGTCTATTGCATAAAGTTGAAATTGTGCAATCAAACACCTTTAACGGCTATAACACAGAAGAAATGGTTGATAGAGTTACCAAAGGCGTATTAGATGAGATAAGGGCGCAAACAGGTGGGTCATTTTGAGAACAGTAAATACGAAATATAATTTTTGGCTATCAGGATATTACGACGACTTTTCATCGGCTCGTTCTATTGCTGACGACCTTAACGCTGCAAGTGCTTTGACTTTAGACCACACAAAGACTCACTTTGGTTCAGCACTTGGTAAAGGTTTATCGACACTTAATCCCCGTTTTGCGTTTGATTATCCAGACCGTGTAAGGACATCTATTATTGATGGTGAAGCAGCGTTTGGTTATAGCACATTTACTTCAACTACTGATGATAAATTGAAACACAATGGAGGTATTGCTGATTGGCTAACAATTGACCCTACAAAGTCATCATCGGGGGATTATGAAGCAAGAGCCTCACTACAACACCCTAATTCTGTAATAGGCAACAGACAAAAATGGGGCAA